CGTCAGCCTATCGTCAGCCTATCGTCAGCCTATCGTCAGCCTATCGTCAGCCTATCGTCAGCCTATCGTCAGCCTATCGTCAGCCTATCGTCAGCCTATCGTCAGCCTATCGTCAGCCTATCGTCAGCCTATCGTCAGTATACTTGTCTTCTGGAATATTTGCGGATTTTTAAATATATTACAGCAGTAGTGGTAAGCAGTTTATAATGATGGTATGATTTCGTAGTTTAAATCTACACATATCTTTTTCCATATCTGATCCTGGACATAGAGCTTTTCTCTGCTTTTCAATAATGGAAAATATTTGAGGTATTCGTTGAGCCCGAGTATCTGAAAGAACTTATAGAGAACATAGCTATATGACAAAAAATTCTTTCTATCTTTCGGACAATGTTTCAAAAAAGGCGCCTGGATGCTTCTAAACATATTACATAGCTTATCCTCCAATTCAGGACTGAATTGCGGCGTAGGTATTCCGTTGATTCTGTTTATAATATAATTGATATGCTCGTAATACTTGTTTATTCTCAATCTTTTAAGAATATCCCTCATTTTTAAATAGGTTATTTTTTTCAGGTCAGTTATCTTCTCTTTCTTAATTTCCGTTAAAATCTTTTCAAATATTTCGTCAGGTATATCCGTACTTTCCTTGCCCTGAACCTGGTTGCACCACTCCCTAAAATGATTAATCCTCTTATAACAAAAATGCGATGTATCCTTAGTATTCTGCTTTAATATCGGTCTATTTTGCTCTACCAAGAGAAGCTCCTGATATCCGCAGATACTACATACAATTATAGCATCGTGTTGGAGACACGTCATACTATTTTTGCAAACCTTACATATCTCTATGTTTTCGTCCTCAACTGTTCTAACATATCTATTGTTTATTATAGCCATATATTTATCTACCAAGGTACTCTTGTCATATATCTTGCTAGTATCATTATCGTTTATTTCTTCCTTAGTTTTATTGGCATCCGTTTTATCGCATATATCGCTATCCGCGCATTTATTTTCTTTTACAAGCTTCTTATTATCTATGTTATTAAGAGCCTCTAATACATTAATAGTGTTTGTATTAATGCTCATACTTCGCTTTTTTTTGGATTCCTTCTTGTATATCTTCGGTTTATTGCAAGCCTCTTTGATAAAGTTGATATTCTGATTAATATCCGATTGCTTATTTACGGTATCGTAATATTGAAATAATATATCGCTAGTATTCTTGTAATACTCTATTTCATCTAAATTATTGAGTTCATTCAATTTACTTTTAATATCTATTATCTGCTCGTTCAACTCTATATTACTGAACCAAAGCCGACTATTAAGTTCTTTATCTGCTGTATTATTTATACTTTTTAATATCTCCATTTTCTTTTCTTCGCAATAACTCAGTTTTTCAAGATAGTATATCTTTTCCTTATCGCTCTTCTCAAAATCCTTTATCATATTATTATGCATCGCGTCCAAAGTAACAGTTTCATTTATATCTGTTGTTATTTTTTTTTTAGATGACTTCTCTTTAAACATCATTATATTTGAATTATAAATATTAAGGTTTATATAATAAAAATAATTTTTGTGTCATATAATCTATATTTTTTTCTCCTCTAATAGTATAAAGAATATAGCGTAAATGGGTGGTGGTCTTCTTCAATTAGTAGCTTATGGTGCTCAGGATGTTTATTTAACTGGTAATCCGCAAATTACCTTTTTCAAAGTAGTTTATCGTCGTCATACTAACTTTGCTATTGAAGCTATCCAACAAACTTTTAACGGTAATGCCGGATACGGTAATACTGTAACCTGCCAAATATCACGCAACGGCGATTTAATAAACCGTATGTATTTACAGGTTGATGTCCCTACAAAGAAAACCGATAAACGCACAACCGACAGCACATACCAAAATTATCTCGGGTTGCGCTTAATAAAATCCGTTGTTATTGAAATTGGTGGCCAACAAATAGATAAGCATTATTCTGATTGGCTTTACATCTGGAACGAATTATCTCTTCCTATCGGCAAACGCTATGCATATGATACTATGGTCGGTGCCGACAAAGATATATTAAACGGTGGAATTCTCAGTTCTACTGACACAACTCTATATATCCCCTTCGAGTTCTGGTTTTGCCGAAATGTAGGTCTTGCACTGCCTTTAATCGCTCTTCAATATCACGAAGTCAAAGTAAAAATAGATTTTGAAACTAAGCCCAACTGCATATCTCTTGGAAGCACCGGTTTATTAACCGATTTTGAAGATATTAAAAATATCTCTTTATGGGCTGATTACATCTTCTTAGATACCGATGAACGCCGAAGATTCGCTCAATTATCCCACGAATATTTAATAGAGCAGCTACAATTCACCGGCACCGAACCCCTAGTTGCTGGCACCAACAGAATCAAGCTCAACTTCAATCACCCTTGCAAAGAACTCATATGGGTCGCAAAAATAGCCCCTTCTTCCACTAATCTTAATAAAACCAGATGGTATGATTACACCAACTTGGACGCGGCAGACGACGAGAAAGCACTTGAGTTAGCTTATGGTAAATCTGCAGCACAAGGAGGACAGCGTACATCAAACTATTTAGTTATATCCGATGTCAAACCTGCGACAAATAGCAACCCTTTCGCGAATGCCATCCTCCAATTAAACGGCAACGATCGTTTTGCGGTAAGAGAAGGCGATTATTTCAATTATGTTCAGCCCTTTCAGCATCACACCAACGTTCCCGTACACAATTCTATAAATGTGTATTCATTTGCCCTAAAACCCGAAGAGCACCAACCTAGCGGCACCCTCAATATGTCTCGTATTGACACAGCAACTTTGATGGTTACTGCTAATCCAGCTCCAACTAATAAATCATACCAAGGCATCAATATATACGCGGTCAATTACAACGTCCTTCGTATATTATCAGGTATGGGCGGCCTTGCTTATTCCAATTAAAAATATAATAAAGATATCAACTATAATAAAAATTATAAAAGAGTCGTGTTATATAATTTCCTTTTTTTTTTCTCCTCTAATAGTATAAAGAATATAGCGTAAATGGGTGGTGGTCTTCTTCAATTAGTAGCTTATGGTGCTCAGGATGTTTATTTAACCGGTAATCCGCAAATTACCTTTTTCAAAGTAGTTTATCGTCGTCATACTAACTTTGCTATTGAAGCTATCCAACAAACTTTTAACGGAACTCCCAACTTTGGCAATCGTGTAACCTGCCAAATATCTCGTAATGGCGATTTAATACACCGTATGTATTTATCTGTTGTTAATTATTATTCGGATGCTGATGTATGTCCTTATTTCGGTCTCCGTTTAATAAACTATGTAGAAATTGAAATCGGTGGTCAAAAGATAGACAAGCATTATTCTCACTGGATGTATGTATGGAATGAACTATCGCTTCCCATATCAAAGAAAGACGCCTATAAAAAGATGGTAGGTGCTAATGATATGCTTGACCCAATAGGAACTGCTGATGCAGGCGCTAATCTATATATCCCCTTAGAGTTTTGGTTCTGTCGCAACGTAGGTTTAGCCCTTCCTTTAATCGCTCTACAATATCACGAAGTTAAAATAAACATCCTCTTTGAAACAAATGAGAATTGCAGAGGTACTGCTACTCCAATCAGCCCCTTATCGTCTGTTTCATTATGGGTTGATTACATCTTCTTAGATACCGATGAGCGCCGAAGATTCGCTCAATTATCCCACGAATATTTAATAGAACAGCTACAATTCACCGGTACTGAAAGTATATCTTCTGCTGCAGCCATTAAACCGAAATTATCTTTCAATCACCCTTGCAAAGAATTAGTCTGGTTCTGCTCATCTGACCACTCAGCTAATGCTACGGCTGCCAATAAAGGTGTAGTAAATAATAACTGGGTTAATTATTCAAGTGCAGTTAATAGCTATACTGCATCTTCTCCGGTATTATATAATCCTACAAGCGCAATTACTTCAACTAATCCCATAAAATCTGCCAAACTTGTATTAAACGGTAATGATCGCTTTGCTGCAAGACCCGGTTCATATTTCAATTTAATACAACCTTACCAACATCACGAAAATATCCCCTCCAACCCCGGCATCAACGTGTATTCCTTCGCCCTAAAACCGGAAGAGCACCAGCCAAGTGGCACTCTCAATATGTCTCGTATTGATACCGCTGTTCTCAATTTAGAGATTGACCAAACTGGTACTAGCTACACCTCGACTTCTACTTTTTCAAAGAATCTTCACGTTTATGCCGTAAATTATAATGTACTTCGTATATTGTCTGGTATGGGCGGCCTTGCTTATTCCAATTAAATTATATTATATATTTATTTATATATGTTGTTAAATTGCTATAAAGTTCCTTTTTTTTTTCTCCTCTAATAGTATAAAGAATATAGCGTAAATGGGTGGTGGTCTTCTTCAATTAGTAGCTTATGGTGCTCAGGATGTTTATTTAACCGGTAATCCTCAAATTACCTTTTTCAAAGTAGTTTATCGTCGTCATACTAACTTCGCTATTGAAGCTATCCAACAAACCGCTTCGGGAAGTAATTCGCTCGGCTCTCGCGCCACCTATCAAATTACTCGCAACGGTGATTTAATACACAGAGTGTATTTCTACGGAAAATTAAGAAATACTAGCACTTCAGACAATATTGCTTTAGTTCCAAACGTTGGCCAAAAGTTATTGAAAACCGTAGAATTAGAAATTGGTGGACAACGCATAGATAAACATTATTCGGAATGGCTTTACATCTGGAATGAACTTTCGCTACCTTACGGCAAGCGCGAAGGCTACTATAAAATGATTGGTGCCAACGTAGAGAACTGCTGTACTAAATTGTCGGGCACTAACTCATATGAATTATATGTTCCCTTAGAGTTCTGGTTCTGCCGTAATGTAGGCTTGGCACTTCCTTTAATCGCCCTTCAATATCACGAAGTTAAAATTAACATAGAATACGAATCTGGCACAAATCTTTGCGATACCAGTGCTACAAATTATTGTATAGATAATGATGTAGCAAACGCAGGTGTCACAAACAGCGGTTTTTCTACAGCCATTACTCTTGACGATCCCACTTTATGGGTTGATTACATATTCTTAGATACCGATGAACGCAGAAGATTCGCTCAATTATCTCACGAATATTTAATAGAACAGCTACAATTCACAGGCACCGACACTATAACTTCTTCTGGTTCAAATCCCGATTCTATGAAAAGCTTACGTATGAACTTCAATCATCCCTGCAAAGAACTTGTATGGGCTATCAGAAGTTCAACTGATGCAAACAAAGTATATTGGAATAACTTTTCAACTGCAAATGCTGATATTACTACCGGAACAAACACTTTCAATAACTATGTCGTCTCTAAGAACCCTGTAATGCAGGCAAAAATAATGCTCAACGGGAATGATCGCTTTGCCACCAGACAAGGCGAATATTTCTCGTTAGTCCAACCCTACCAACACCACGAGAATTCCCCGGATATGTACCACAAAGGCATCAACGTGTATTCCTTCGCCCTAAAACCCGAAGAACATCAACCAAGTGGCACCCTCAATATGTCCCGTATTGATACCGCTGTCCTATCTCTATCATCAAGAATTGCCGGTACTATCCACATCTTCGCGGTCAATTATAATGTTCTCAGAATATTGTCCGGTATGGGCGGCCTTGCTTATTCCAATTAAATATGATATCCGCGCCATCGCTGTGATATCCATAATACAATCTTTTCATTTTTCAATTTATAATTATTTTTTACAGATAATATTATATTATATAAAATCTTTGATACATATAATGATGTCCTTTCAATGTTAAACCCAGTATTTCTTTTGTTTTTTTCATTATAATAGTATGTTATAATATCCTCCAAGTAAGACAAGCAATCCGCATTCATTAGCCCTTTATATTTCGCAAAGTCTTCCAGATTCTCAAGCTTCTCAAGCTTCGCGAGCCTATTTCTGTTAACACTTTCAATTCTATATTTTTTAATTATATAGTTTTTCAACATTTCACAATTATATTTATTTCTCTTATCATACACAATTTGCTTGAGATTCGTAGTTCTTTTAACAAGGACATTAGATGATTTGTTAATCTCACTCAGCTTCTTGAGATCGCAATACCCATCTAAATATCTCGCAATATTCACAAAATAATCTTTGTCTGTAAAGTCTTTCGCGCGACTCATATTATTTAATATAACACCATCCATTACATCAATTTTTATAATAATGCAATAAAAATGAAAAATAAATAATATATATCATAATAATATATCATAAAACTCATATATCCCTACGCCCTAATATAGTCGCCGATTAGTCGTCGTTAATAATGATGTCTGGAAGATATGGTGCGAGAATCTCATTGACGATAAACTCTGGTTTGAATTCGTCGTAATTCATAAAGATTTTGAGGAGTTGCTCAGAGAACCCTGATACAATAGCAGTTCCTTCAGTATCGCAATTAACCGGGAAAACTTCGTTGCTATCTGAATTGAGATTCCAGAATATAAACTTGGGAGCTGTGTAATTATTAGCTTCATAGAGTTTAACGATGCTTTTATATACAGTATCAAGAGCATTTGTATTATTTCTATTGTTTCTATAATCTCTCTCAAAATTGCCTGTAATAGTATTATTAAACTGCATATCAGTAAATACAAATAGCTTTTTGGGCATTTTATCTTGCGGAACCTTGTATTTAATGGCGTAGTTAATAATCTCCTCATTACATCTTAGAAAATCCGTACTGAATCCATAATCAACCCCCATAATATTCTTAATGCACTCGTGAAGCGATGGAATATTAGATACGCTAGCGTCGCCATTTTCAATTTTTGGCTTTTCTGTGGCATTCGCGGTAATCAAATCTACAAGCTGAGGATTTTCGCTAAATGTAATAATCTTGTTAGCAAAATCTCCCTTACAGCACAGCGCCGTAATAATACCTAGGGCGACTGCTACTTGAGCCGGAATACTTCCATTTTTGGCATTAAACATAGAGCCCGATACATCAACAATAGAAATCGCGTTATCAAAATTGCCAGATTTCCTAACATTCTCAACAATTGCTTTCCATTGCATCTCTGTAGTCTGGCACAGCTCGCCTTTGTTGAACTTTGCCAAATCCTTAATATACACTCCTACCAATTCGTGTGGAAGAATACCCGTAACGTTGATTTTCTTAACGTTGGCCGCAACATCTCCCAAATATTTTTTATACCTTTCTTCATCGTGTTTAATGAAAGCCTTTTTCAATTTATTAGAGGCAACGCCGGGGATATTTTCATACTTAATCGCTTCCCATTTATTATCACACATCTTAGATTCCACGATATCTATTTGCTTTCTCAGAGGAACAAGATATTGCGTCCTATACTTGGACATCTTATAAGTATCTTTGCACCCATAGATAACCGAAGCAACTTTCTTGGCGAACTGTCTTTGTCTATCATTCCTATCATTCTCACTAGGTGCCCACTTAGCACACAGAGATACAGGTTTATTATTATCCAAGTTAATCTTATCGTCAATCAATTTCTGCGCAATAATATTCATTTCAATCTTGTGGTCAACGTTTTTCAAATTATAGCTGATATATTGCAAGTCCTTCCAGCGACCATATTTCTCAACATACAGCTTGATATTGCACATATAGGTTTCAAACTTATTTTTGCGCAGCCAAAGCATCGCTTCATTAGCTACCTTTTTCTCCTTTTTGCCATTCAATCTATCGCGACCGTTGAAGATAATTGCAACAGTTTTTTTTGGGTCTTCCTTCCAGCATTTTTCAAGATAATCATAGCTATCGCTGATACTCAAATCACGCATAAATAGCATAAAATAATCTACAATAGCACTTCCCGTACTTTTAAAAGCATTTCCTCCGTTGGCCGTTTTAGTAATAGGATTGCTATCATAACGATTACCATCATTATCATAGTCGTCATTATCATTATCATCATAGTCCTCATCTTCATTATCGTCATAGGCTACGGCAATATCAGCGACTTGAATAGGGATTTCCATAGTGTAAATGTAGGGGTTGTTATTATATGTTGCTAAACATTTATATCAATTTTTATAAAAATATTATAAATATCGTAAAAAAAATAATGTAGAATAATTATCTCATAATTAGGCTTTCTTAGCCTTAGGCCTTAGACGGACGCTGCGAGTTTGCTTGCGGAAGGAGGGAAATGATGGGAGATAAGCTTTTGCAGGATGAAATAGTTGATATCTTCCTTATCGCCGACATTTAGGATTTTTTTAAGCTTGT